CAGGTGCAGCTCCTTAGGTGGTCTCGCTGTAAAATCGGCAGGAACGCTGGGGTTTTGATGGTGCTGGTCTATAGGAGTGGGTATTGCGCCCAGACGAAAAAAAAGGGGCCACCGAAATCAATCGGTAGCCCCTTGTGGGTCTGTGTGTTGCGCTAGGCGCTAATCGTCTTGGGTTTCCTTGCCGTAGAGAGCATCAGACTCCTCAGTGGTCAAATCAAAGCGCCCACATGGTGACTTGGTGCGATCTGTTATCCAGACGCCATCGTGGACAAAACCCATCGCCTCTAGTTCAGCGACAGTGCGATTGGCCACCTCAATAGCCTCTGCCCTATCGTTGCTCTCATAGAAGGCGTATGCAGCCTCACCACCCTTACTGACAGTGATGGAATAGATGTTGGAAAACCCTTCCATCTCCATGACCTCAAGGTCGTCAAAGGCGAACAACTGGACATAGGTTTCGGTATCCCCATCCACCTCACATAGGATGGAGCCTGTAGCGTCATTGTGCCACGAACTGTGGCGCCACTCACGCTTGTGTGACTTGGGTGCATTATTAGTGTCAGCGAGAAGTTGCTTGTAGAAATCTTGTGCGTCCATCATCTCGCCCCCCTTACACGTACTGTGCCATGTCGGACTGAAATCCGGCAAGGGCATCATCTTTGGTCTTCACGTACTTGGCGGTAGTCGCCTCGCTTATATGCCCAAGCTGCTTCATGATTAAGACAGTGGGCATCTTGACGTCATTAGCCAGCACAGAAGCCGCTGTGTGGCGTGTAACGTGGAAGACGAAGTTGGGGTCATTACGTGCAAACTCGCGCTTGGCGAGACCCCAGCGGCGATAGAAGTTACGGTGTGTGTACTTCTCTGGGATGCTGATCATCAAGCGGATGACGGCGTCCTTGCACATGGCCAGCGGCACCGTGCGTTCCTTCTTGTTCTTGGAATGTGTGCTGGGGATGATGACCCAGTTCACTTCCTCGTCAACTATAAGCTGACCACTGCACATCTTGACGATTTCTGTCTTCCTCATGCCGGTCATCGTTGCCACTGTCACCATGTCGGCCATCCATTGGTCGCCATTGTCGGTGAAGAATTGCTTGAGGTTGTCTAGTTCCTCTTTCGTGTAGACACGGGGTCGGCCCTGCGGCTCTTCGCCAAAGGCCAATCGTGGTGCTGACTTGATGATATGTTTGGCCTGAGCTGTCCTCAGAACCTTTGAGATGGTTGAGACATATCGGTTACATGTGCTGACCGAACTACCCTCTTCCGTAAGCTGAATCACGAAATCATCGACGTCCATAGGAAGTATCGCGCTGATACTTAATGACGCCATGCCTTCGAACTCAAGAAACCGCTTGAGCTGGTTCATGCTACGGCCACGGTGTGTCTCGCTGGGCCACATCTCAGCAGCGTAGCGTTCAGCAAATGCCAAGAGTCCACCCTCGTCCCACTGTTCCGGTGTGCGTCTTAACTTAGGCGCAGCAACGGGTGCAGGCGCTGCCACAGGTGTCGGTGTGACCGGCTCTGGTGCAGACTGGGTGGTAATCGGTGTGAAGTCGAAAAGATCGTTTTGTTCATAAGTCATGTTGAGTCTCCAACTCTAGGTTAAAGACTGCACTTCATTTACATCACATGACTATTCTCATTTGGTGAGCTAAAAAGCTCCGCAGTGATTAAAAGTCACTTGCTCTACCAACTGAGCTACGCGCCCCTCGAACCGTTGTATTCTGGTCGATTTGCACCCGATTAAGGTCATGTGATTGCTTTGGTGTGCAGTCACATGCCCCTAATTAGCTCGAAAGGGATTCGGTGTCCACCCCTTTTTTGACGTGTCGATGACTTTATTTTCTTGAGTGTTTCTGCGGGTTTGCGGGTGGTTTCGTGTCGTCACTTATGACCACTGGAAAGGGCAAGTGATGATCTCTCACTTTTGCCCTTTTGGGCCACTTTTAGGGCATGTGATTTCATTTCAGCCCATCTTGAGTGCCTGTTCCATGGTCTCCTGATTACGCCTCAGCCACCCCTTCCCGAAGGTGTCGAAGGTACTTAAAGACCGATAGAAAGCCTCCCTTTCGTTAGCCATCGACTCTATGATATCGACCCTGTTCGATGCCTTGACGGCCTCAAGGGTCTTTGGGCCAATAGCCCCATCTTCAAACGCTCCTACAGCTCGCTGGAGAGCCTTTGCGGCTCTGGATGGTCCAGAGTTCACCGCCCAGTCGAAGACCGCCCAATCGACTCCGTGTGGCAGCTCATGGCATTTGCATTTGTTCCAATATCGATCCTTGTAGATTGAGGAGACGTGAGAGCGGTCCAACCGCCTCATCTCCCATTCATCGATGTTTGTGCCGTAATAGTCGTCGTAGGTTTTCTTGGTGATCCCAAGGTTCGTCATCCCACCAGGGTCGTCTGGGTGATTGACGAAACCACCCTCGTGGACGAGGAGCATCTCAAGGCATTTGTCGAAGTTATTGTTCATGTCGTTTTCTCTTACTGTCAGCCCACCAACGACCAAGGTTCACCGCTGTGTTCAGCGTAACCATCGTGATGAGCCAGAATTGCCACCATTCCATACGTTCTATTTTTCGTGATTGAGCCAGACGGCGAAGGTTGCGCTGAAGCAACCAAAGACAACCGAACAGAAACCGGATTGAGTCATGGTCGGGTCAGGCAGCGTCATCATCCATGTTGTCGTTTGATAGGTCATGACCATCACTGAGAACATCATAAGGCGTGGGAGCAGCTTCCACTTGAGAACCCTTTCCATTGTGACCTCAGCCATCACTTCCTCCCCTTGAACTTATCGACACCTTTGAGACCCAGTGCCGCCAGACAGGTCACATAGACCAGCCCCTGATACCATTCAGGGAGTTCGTTCAGGCGATCAAAGCCAGCCTTGACCACGTCCTCCATGCCAGGAATGAACACAAGGCAGACCGGAACCAGCACCACGATTGTGACTATCTCGTCACGGATGCTGTTCTGTGTGGACTGAGCCATGATCAGTTCCCACTTGCTGTCGTGGGTGGCTGCCGTTTTCATGACTTCGGCTTCAGCTTCAGCCTTAGCGACCTTGGAGCGGGAGACCGCTGCTTTTTCATCGGCTTTGCCTTTGAGCCAGCCAGATGCCAGCTCAGTCACGGCTGGAATGAGTAAGTTGATCAAATCAGCCTCCTGCGGCTTTCTTGAGTATGAGTGAGAGTAGGAAGACGGACCCAGCCGCTGCTATCAGACCGGCGGTCCATGCGAGAGCCATCAGGATGTTTTCCTTGAGTTGGTCCCTCGCCTTCTGGCGTTCCTTAGCAGCCTCTGATCTGTCCTTGCGGGCCTTAGCGCAAAACTTCACGTAGTCGTGCCAGAGACCGGCCCTGCCGCAATAGATCATCGCTTCCTTGAGTGCCTGCTCGTTCTGCTTGATCTGCTCAAGGGCCATGAACTCCTCAAGGTCGTCGCTGTCTTTTCCAGCGACCTTCGACCAGAAGCTGTTCTTTTTCTTCTGCGCCTTGTTCTGCAATGCGTCCTTGGCAGACACAAACTCTGAGATTGCTTTTCCCGCCTTTAGGATGTCGCCAGAGTGAGTCAGCGTGGACTTTATGATTCCAAACGCAGCATTTGCCGCGGCAAGTTCAGCAAGCATGGCGGCTCCTCATTTGTAGTAAATCGTGACAGCGTCAGGATTGACGCGCGTGGGACGGCACTGAGCATGAAGTTGATCAGTGGGATCTGAATGTTGGTGATAGTGGTTGTGGTGGGAATGTTGGGAATTGATGCGGCTTGAGTACCAGAGGCAGACATCGATGGACTCAAAGTATTCTGTCGATATCGTCTGTTGCCCCATCATCGTGACGAGAGCAAAGACGAACTGGGTCATTTCATGAAGAGACCCACAGAAGCTGCCACTATTGTGAGGGTTGAAGCCATGAGCATGGCCTCAAGGCGCCAGAGGCGCTTGTCCAGACCGTCCAGTTTCTCTTGGACTGTCTGGTATCGGATGGCACATTCTCTTTCGTGTGCTTCCAGCTTGGCTGAAGTGTCCATCACTCGCCGTCACCAGCCAGTGCTGCTGCCGTTGCTTCGGCTTCTGTCGCAACTACTGCCGCAGTCTTCACAACACCCAAGTCGTAAGCTTGCGTAACCTGTGCGTCTGCGCCAGTGGCTATCGCTACTTCGTTGGCATTACAGTGTGCAACTAGAGCCGCAATGATTTCTTCTTTTGCAATCCTTGCACGATTTGTAACAGCGTTATCAGCCCAGTCCTGGACGGAAGCTGCCGCATATTCCAGACTTTTCATTTCGGTGTCTGTGACCGTAATTGTTATGTTTGGCATGATGTTCTCCTATCCAACCAAGTAGCCACAAAAGTTATTGTGGTAGTTTGCAATACCGTGCATTGCTCCGCCTTGTGTCATAATCTCAACGTAATCAGTTGCGTTTAGACCAATAACGAAACCCATTGATAAAGTGTGGAATCCTGAACTCTCGTTATTGTAAGCCCACGTTGTTCCTGATGGTGTGCCGTTTAACCTCATCCGTAATCCAAAAACCGATGAGTTAGCCGTTGACATGGCAAACACAGAAAAGAAGTAGTTTCCTGTGACGGGGGCGGTAAATCGTCCATTGCTTGTATTGTAGTGTGAACCAACATTTGCGGTTGTGTTGTTGAATACGATAACTGTGCCATCCGCAACATCTGCTCCACTTCGGTAGGCACTGAACACAGGATGGTAAGGCATTGTGACACGGCCTTTGTAGTCAATAATCATCCGCTTCTGCATGTTACTAGCGTCATCACGGGTATAGAAGTTGAGGTTGTGCGGAGCATGACCCCATGCGTGGCGAGAAGCCTCAATGCGGGCTACATCTGCATCGGTTTCCTGTGTCCACTGGATGCCCTGCGCCTGTGAGTGGTCATTGAAGGTTTGGTCAGCGTTCTGAAGGCGTATGTCGCCAGAGTGAATGTCCAGCTTGTCGTTCGGGGTTTTATTGAGACCCATCTTACCTGTGTTTGTAATGCGAACAGCGTTGCCACTACTTGCCGCCCTTAATTCTAGGTAATTTCCTCCAGTATTATGGATGCGAAAGCCGTCAATGCTTCCGCTTATTCCACCAAATGCAACCTCGCCAGTCGCTCCACCAGATGCACCAATAGACCCAACATCTAACTTTCCCTTGATGAATACTGAGTCGTTATTCTTAACGGTCATTGCGTTGATGAGATTACCAGAGTTTTTGGTATAGAAATAAAGCTCGCCACTTTCACTACCAGACGAACCATTTGTCATGCTGCCATCAATAGCTGCAATGTCCACTGGAGTGCCGTTAGAACCTTGGAACTTTAGAAAGGCACCACCAGCACCAGAACCTGCTGAACTACTGGGTTCAATGGTGAACTTGCTATTGCCGTTAAGACCGCCAAAAGCGTACCTTTGTGTCCCACTTACATGGGTCATCAATGCACCAGCAGACGCCACATTAGTTGTGTCAGTTACATCAGCCGCTGCCTCAATGCCGTCAAGTTTGCTGTGGTCAGCGTCAGTGAAAGCATTGGTGTCGCTGTTGCTTTCATAAGCTGTTTTGATTTCTGAGGCTGTTTGGTCAGCCGTGGCTGCTGTCTCAATGCCGTCTAGTTTGCTGTGGTCGGCGTCAGTGAAAACATTGGAGTCACTAGCAGCCTCGACAGCCGTTCTGATTTCTGCGTTGGTTTGGTCAGCCGTTGCTGCTGTTTCGATGCCGTCAAGTTTGGTGTTGTCGGCAGCAGAAAACACATTGGCTGCACCATCAGCCAAGTCTCTTGCTCTTGTCATAGATGTCCTCGCTAGGGTTTGTCAGGCCAGACGGCATCGTCTAGCGATTGGTATGAGTTAGTGATGTCTCTGAGAGCCTGACGATATGTGATTTGCTCGTATGACATCTCTGCCGTGTCAGACAAAGCCCAATGGTCAGTCTCAGCAATAAGAGCATCACGCTTTGCCCTTAGTCGGCGCAAATCATCAATAGCGACAAGCTCACTGGCTTTTGCAGTTACAGCATTTTCGTCAATAGTTACTTCTGCGCCATCAACATCGTGGGCGGTTTCAGAGCCATCTTCATTGTCGTTGATAGAAACAACATTTGCATAAAGTGCATAGATTGCAGCGTGTCTCATTAGCCAATCTCCTCTGCCATGATAAAGCTACAACCACGTTCCATATCGGGTGTGTTATTGTCCGAAACACATCTATTAACGTAAAGAGTGATGTTTGAGTTTGTCCTCATGCCAAGTTTGTACGTCACGCTAGACGTTGTGTTCGGCGTATCAACAAAAGCCCAATATGCGTAGTTCGGCGTTGAGGCAGTGTCAGTTGAGTAATAAGGATTGTTTGGTATTGCTATTCCGCAGTTTATATTGCCTGAGCTTGCTTGACCTATCTTTGTGCTGTTTCTGTAAAAGAAACAAGTTGAACTCCAAGCATCGTATCCTTGTTCGTGAAACAAATAGCCAGTCAACAGTATCTTAGATGAAGTTGAACTTGGAGTGATGCTCGTGGATATGTTGTTGATTGCAGTGTATGTGTTGGCTGATAGGCTTTGAGAAAATCTACCAGTATAAAGCTGGTAAGCCTTGCCAGTGAGGCCAGACGGCCCAAGTGAAATAGCCATTACTTAGCCTCCATCGCCGCAATACGGCTTTCTAGTTGTTCGATTTTCCTGTGAGCATCTTGGAGTGCCGACACAAGAATTGGTGTGATGCGTCCGTAATCCATAGACATTATGTCGTCATCGCCAGTAGACACGGCCTCTGGCATAACATCAGCCATTTCCTGTGCAATGAAGCCCATAGAACGTGGGCCGTCTGGGTCAGCCTTCCAGTTGTAGCTGACAGGGTTCATAGCCATCAGCTTGTCTGTGGCTTCCAGCGGTTCTATGTCTTGCTTGAGGCGAATGTCTGAGGTGGTGTTGTAGGTAACGCCTGTCGAACTAATTGAAATATCGCCTTTGTTTGCACTATTTCGACCAAACCAAAGGATAGCACCCGTGTCCGTCCGATTAAAAAATGCTGGGATATTAGATGTTCGACTTGCTATCAAAAAGCCAGCAGGGTCTAACTCACAGCCAATGTTAAAGTTTGAGTCTGGAACTTTACCGACAGCAAAACGGCCCGAACTATCCAATACGGCCCGCTCACTTACATCACTCCCAGAACCCGCAGTATAAAAACGTATTTCTCCACCGTCACTGTTGTTTTGAATATTGATTTGTGCAAATCGTTCCGAACCAGAACGTCCAGTGCGACGTCCTTCGATAATTCCATTTCTACCTGTGTTGGCAGTGTTGAAAACTAAGTTGGTGTGTTCGTCAGAGGTGGTTTCAATAGCTAATACTTTGCCACCGCTTGATGATGTTGGTGACGCAGTGCCGATGCCCCAGTTTTGAGTGCCGATAACGCCAACCCCTGTACCGTCTTTCCTGAACTCTATTATCTCACCGTCACTCGATTTACGGTTCAAATATAAAGCCGTAGCACCATCTTTGGTTATCAGAACATCGTTATTTGCCCTGAGTTCAATGCCGTTGTTTGCAATGCCAGATGCCGTCTTGCCAACCAGCAGATTGCCGCTGCTGACTATCGTGCTACCATTTCCATTCGGCGCAATCGTCACATTACCGTTTGATGCGCTGGTGATTGAGTTGCCGTTGACATCAAGCGCACCGCCAAGCTGGGGACTGCTGTCGTCTACTAAGTCTGATGAAGCAGTAGACGCTATTGTTCCATTCCCAGCGATTGTAATCCCTGTTCCAGCGGTCAAGGCTGCGACTACATTAGCGGTGTCTGTTACGTCTGCTGATGCTTCAATGCCATTCAGCTTGGTGTGGTCGGCGTCTGTGAAGACATTGCTGTCTGTGGCACTTTCGACAAGTGTTCTGATTTCTGCTGCTGTTTGGTCTGCTGTTGCTGAAGCCTCAATGCCATCCAGCTTTGTTCCATCTGTTGCCACATCACGCCCATCAACAGTGCCAGTGACTGTGATGTTGCCAGTGACATCTACCCCTGCCCCAAAGTCCACGTTGCCGACAAAGGCTCCACCGTTGGTCTTGCTGACCATGTCAGCCGTGGTGAATGACTTGAAGGCATAGACGTTGAGTTCATCGTTGGCTGCTGCGCCAGACGCCAAAACGACTGCTGTGCCGTTTGTTGCAGTTACGTCAGTACCGACTTCGAGGACCACACCATTTAAGGTGACGATGAGGTTGTCTACGGTATAGCTGAGTGCGTTAGAGGCGTCATCAGAGCCGCTGAAGCTGGTCTGACCTGCTGTCGCAGTGTACTTATAGATGAGCAGCGATGCAGTGCCAGCAGACGAAGCTGCAATCCAGTTTGCGCCGTCATAAACACGCATCTCGTTGGCTGTAGTATTGAAATAGAGCATACCTTCAGCCAAGGCGTTTCCGTCTGGGTCAGCCGTGGGGTTGCTAGACAGTGCGCCGTGGTAACGGTCATCGAAATTGTCATATGTAGTCGCCGCTGCTGCGGCTGAGTTAGCCGCTGCGGTCTGCGAATTTGCCGCCGCTGTGGCTGAAGATGCCGCATTGTTGGCTTGCGTTGTCGCAAGAGCCACTTGAGCAGCACCATTTGATGTCGCCAGTGTAGCTTGCGATGCGGCTGTAGATGCTGATGCGGCGGCTGCATTTTGACTGGTCAAAGCTGCGGCGGCTGACGTTGCGCTATCGTTGGCCTCAGTTGTCGCCAAAGCAACTTGAGCAGTCGCAAGAGTAACCTGTGCGGCTCCATTGGTAGTCGCTAGAGCAGCTTGGGTGGTCGCCGTTGATGCACTTGCTGCCGCTGCGTTCTGACTTACTTGGG